CTTTTGTTAAATTAAATTTCTCGCCTATTTCACTGTAGGGCAAATCTTGTCTAATAAACAATACTATCTTCTTATCCCTTTCTTTGTTAATTTCTATGTCTTCAATTGGAACTATCTGATTCATCTTTCTGCATCCTTAGGTCATTATGAATATTCAAATTGACATCTATCTTTCTAAAATCAGTTCCTGACGGCCCAAAAAAATATTCACTTTCTGGGCCTATTACTTCCGAATTAGATAGATACTTAAAGACTCTGGCAAACCAATTACTAGGATAAAAACCAAACTCTTGTTCACATATTTTAGCTGCTTTATGGCAAGCCTCTTTTGGGTCTTTGGCTTTATTCACTAGAATTGGAAACCTATATTCCACAATGAAATATTCTTTATCTTCCATTATTTCCGGACTCATACTTGTCAAGCAACAATCTAGCAATATGAATATCTGCTACATGCCGAAATTCATTAGTACAATCCGAATATCCAGAGATATGATGATCTAATTCATGAACCAACGCAGCAACGACTTTGTTTAATCCTTCATCAAAAAGAGGTTCAGAGATACCAATAACCTCGTCCTCCGTTAAATATAGAGCCAATGCCTTTTGATGCTTGTCTGGCCGATAAATCATAATTTCAATTGACGTAATCCTTGGCATTTCCATCTCAACTACTTCAATTGCTTTATTAAGCATTTCTTGTTGCCAAGGCGCACCTTCAATTACATTGTATTCGCCCGCTTCACCAATCACGTTATTGATTGTTTTGATTCCTGCTGCTTGTAAAATTTCAAATAACATTGCACTTTCAATTCGCTGAACTGTGTATCCTAATTCTTTAGCAGTATGCCAAGCAGATTCACCAACTGAATCTGAAGCAATAACTGTTCTTTCTCCCCATACATCTTTCCATGCCTTTTTCCAAGCAGGATGAACCGTAGCAGGTATATAATAACTTTGAACATGAGTAAACTCAAAAAGCTCTTCATTTTTCTTATAAGCTCGGAGAACTTCTTTAAGAATATCTATATCTTTAATCTTACACCACATATGCGCAATTCTTTTACCAATTGCAAAAACATCTGTGACACGACGTTCTTCATTCAGAGGCAAATCTGGAAAATTATAATCATACAATGCTTCGTAATCACCAGTCCAAGCTAAAACACCCTTAGTGAAAACCCTACTTTTTTCATTGACAAAGTGATTTTTTGGATCAAAGATAGAGTTATTTTCACTGTCAGTATATAGAGGAACTCTATTGATAGAAAAGTAACTATCGAAATTCTGTATGAACTCCAAAGTTTCCTCATTAGCCGTTAAATATACACAAATATGATCATCAAAGTGAGCTACTTCATCAACTATATCAATAGAATACTGTAGATTCTTTTCAATCTTTTCATCAAGAGCATTTGCCAATGCTTCTCTAAAGATTTGAAAATTGGTATCCCAAGACAAAACGCCAGCATCAATTGTAAAAGAAGAAGGCTTCAATGTTGTATCATCATAACGATAATATACATGCTCAAAACCATCGTCTTCCTCTTTGGCGATATACTCCATTTTGTATGGACCGTCTTTATCTGAAGCTGTAACTATCCATTCCCACCCTTTTCTAATGGCGGCAATAGGAGCCAATTTAGATCCAGAACCAAACTGGCCAATGGTGGCATTATTGTTTCTCTTGGTAGAGATACCCATCTTTTCAAGATAAGCCCTAGGCACACTCTTTGCCGGATTTTTAATGCGAATATATTTTACGTCAGCCATTTAAGATCAAACCCCTTCATTTTGGCTTCCTCCTGGACTAGCGCCTTAGCTTTTTCGAATAAACTATTAGTTTGAAAAAACCTTAAATTACGATCTAGCCATCCCAAATCATCAATACGCTTAACTGGAACTTTCATATTCAATAATGTTTGCTGCAATTCACTTGTTGCCATTTTGACATACTCCTTCAAAACATTCGCCAAGTTGTTCTGCCCAACATTTAGCACAACTAAATTGCCTTCCTTGAATCTTACCCCACTCTTCAAAGGCTTTGCCGATGATAAGATCCGAACATTTCCAATTATCAATCACTACAGTATTTTCTTGCGGGTTCCAACCTAACCATTCATAATCTTTCTCTGTAACCCCAACTTCATGTAGAAGTCCCTTAAATAACCTTATACTCTCCGCTGGATTAAGTTTAGAAGAAATCAACAGGATCACCATCAAAGATGGAAGTATCAAACATTTGTTCAATGTTGTAGAATTCTCCAATTGACTTTTGTACCCCACAAGTAGGACAACCATATCCAGAAAGAGTTATTTTAAACCAACCACTTGGATCTGGACATTTACCAAAATCTTCATCAGCATCTTCCCTAAGAAAGAACGCTTCCCAATTATCTCCACAATGACTACAAACTACATCCTGCATCATACATCTCCTATGTCGAGTTTGTTAGCATAATCATCTTTACTCCACATTGCCTGTCCCCACTTATTCCACTGAGCTTCTGTTAATTGGGGATCAGAGTCAAGAAACTTACCTAATCTTTCATAATGTCTTCTACTAGCAAGAGCATATCCCCAAATTGATGATGCTATTATCAACACCACTGTCCAAGCCATATAAAATAATACTTCAAACATTTTCACCTATTTCGTCAGGACATTTTTGATATGCCGCATTAACCAACAATAAAGAAAAACCACAATGGTTGCTGCTAATCCGAAAATCACGGCTTCAGTAGTTTATGAACTTCATTTTCATTATTTAGCTCATCATCACCTTCGCAACAATCGCCCCCCGTTTCATCCGTTAGTATATCTACTCTAATAAGCTGCTGACAATAAGCACAATCTTTCAAGATAACGATATTGTAGATTTCCCCACCCATTGGAGCATCATGATGAGCATTATTAATCCTAAATCCATAATCTTCATCATAAATGGTAAAACTACAGTCTGTATCCGGCAGAACTTTTCTTAGAAGCTCTGTACCATTGTCTACATTAAAGAAGTCTGTATTCCCATCTAAATGTCTCCATCCAAAATTAGAGACTTTGGCATACCAATAACCGTCAGGATTTTTTTCATTCATCAACTCTGTTAGATGATCAATAATATAATCCCACTCTAGTTCATATTCAAATGCTGATTCACTCTCTTCGCAATCTGGAGGCCAAACCGCCACAATGCTTTCTGCTGTATCATTAGTCATTTTTAATCTCCATCAACATCTTTCCGGCAAAATAGCCAGAATAATCGGACTTATTGTCCTTCTCGACTTTTACATAAAAAACGCCAACTTGCTCTTTTTTCATTACTACTTTTCCTCTCAACAAAGAAACATCTTCGCAATATATTATTTCATCGTCAATATCTATTTCATAAATACTTTTAGTCTTTGTTTGTTGAGAATAATTCATTAGGTATTCTCCAAATCGGAGGTGTAATCTACCCCCCGAATTGTACCATGAAAACGGGAGGGTGTAAAGGATTAAATTGGCTCAACACAAAGAAAAAGAATGGCATCGGAATAGACGCAAAAAATGACGCAAAGAATCCGGTGCCCTCCTGATTGGCCAACAAATCTCAGAACAAATTACGGCCCGCAAATTTGGTAGCGAATTGCGAAGACCTTTAGTACATATTATTATGCTATTTTTGCTTTGTATTTAATTTTTGAAATCCAAAGTCACTTTTATAAATTCCAGGGATCAAGGTTAGTTCCTCCATTACTCAATATCAAAACACATTGTCGTTGTCCTTCAATGGAAGTCATATCTAATCCATAACATGAACCTGGACCACTACCCCATCCATTTGCGGCATAGTGTTCCGGCATTGTTTGGGCGCATCCATATGCCCCACTACTAGAATTTACTGCATTTGCTTGTCCACCACTTTCTCTTTTAATAATGTAATCTGGAATTGCAAATCCTGTACATTCACCAACTCCATTATTAGTAATGGGCACAGGAGAAGTATTATATGACTCTTCTTTCTCTGCCGCTTCCTTTACACTATTGAGGTAATCAAAATACTCTTTCAATAACACTTGCTGTATTCCTTGGTTTAAGCCCTCCCAAGATGATCCCGCAACTCCCTCATGTTGAGGATTATTCTTGGTGAGCATAGTATGTGGAGGGTGAGCTTCTTCTTCCTCTACATAGTTTTGTATTTGAAAACTAGTCGCTAGCACTAACGCTGATATTGCTATCAATGTTGTTATTATTTTATTCATTTGTCCTCCTTATAAAGACAATAAGGTCTTATACGAAAGCTGGCCCCTTGTGGGGGCCAGCTTTCACTTTTTCTTCCTTAACCTTTTAACAGGTTCTTTTTTTATCAACTTATTTTTTCTTAAATTTTCTTCTTGTGTTACAAGCCCATTGGCTTGCTTCTGTAACTTTAAGCCCAATTTTTCTAAGGCTCTTCCTGCGGCGAGTTTAGTCCCAATATTTGGGTTAAACTTATCTCCTGTTTCTTTTTTTGCTGAAGCCGTAACTGAAAGTGTTTCCTCACCCGCAAAAATTGTGGCAAGACAAACTACAGCATCTTTATCCAGGATTATATCGAGGGAAGTATCCCATTCCCTAGTCGGTCCAATATTGAATCTTGTTGTTACAAACGCACTTGTCATTTGACTCCGATCACAAAAAAAATGGACGGGAGGTAAATTCCTCCCGTCCATTCTTATTATATTACTTCGTCTTACTGGCACCCTTGTTTGTTATTACAGCTTCCTCGACAGGCTCTTCCAATAGACCTTTGCCTTGGAAATAAAGCTTTTGGTCCTCTTTGTGATGACGAATAGTCACTTTAATTCCTACTGACTTAGCCAACTGACGAATACGCTGCTGTAAAGCATTATAAGATTTATCATCATCAATGCCTGGGATTGAATAAGGCTCTTGGCTCTTAAGGGCCGCTAAAACCTCTTTTAATTGTTCCTGATTCTTCCTTGCTCCACCACGCACTAAAGGCGGGAGGTTTTGCTCTTTTGTAGGTACGATTTCCACTTTTCCTCCATTTGGTATCCGATGGGGGCGAACCCCCGGTTATAAAACACACTAGCAAGGGTGCAGGAACAATTCAAGTCCCGCTCAATGTTTTCTCATTTTTGTTCTTTTGGGCAATCTTCCTGGCTTCCCGGCCATGAGCCATTTTCCACCCCAAAGACCAGTTGATTTAGTGGCCACCCCATAACTCCCACATTCTTGACAAGAAGGACACCCCACACATAATTCAACGGTCTTTTCTCTTGTATCATTAGATCCAAACTCAAAATCTTCAAAAAATGCGGCTTTAGGAATTTCCTTACAACTTGCTTCTTCCATCCAGCCCACTGTCTTTTTTGTCAAAGTTTCCATTTTTCCCACTTCATCCAGTTTCTTGTTTTTTAACGCCCCCCAGGGGCCATATTTTAACGATTTAGACATTTTTAAGAGAAAGATAAGAAAAGGTGCCAGGGATCACAAATTTGCTCCCAAATCGACACACAGAGCCGCTAACAAATTAGATGCCAAATCTTGGCATAATTCCCTGCGTCAATGTTCAGTATAGCATAGAACCTCAAGTTTTGCAAGATTTAATTTAAAGAGTCTCGAATAGCCAAGTCTCCAAATCATCTGGCATTTCCTGACTTTTATCCTCTTTTTGAGGAATTATTTTTTCAAATACATCTTGTTCATCTTCATCATAATCTCTACCCATACCGAAGATTTCAATATCCACTTGCTCCCCATCTTGAAAATTAAGCAAACACTGGAATACAGCACCGGCAATAGCATCTGATTTATCTTTTTCTCCTTTGGAGGGGTGATCAATCTTTTTATTATTTATCAGTTTCAATTTTAGAAGTTCCCCCTCAACCAATTCTTCATTCCAATATCCACGCAATCTTTCATCATATATTGTGGTTGACAATGTGTCATAATCTGTTTTTGCCACTGTGTGCCATTCGGAATTAATACCCGCGGCCCTTAAACTTTGAATCATATCTACGCTTTGCCAAGTATCAAAAGTCACAAGTCCTACATCAAATTTTCGAGCTAGGTCTACAATCTGCTGTCTAATCGCAGCAAACGGAACTTCTTGATTTTCGTTGCCTCTCCAATGTTGGAGAAAATCAACATAAACAATTGGCAATGTTTCTATACCGCTAAGTGTTTTTACTTCCTTCAGTCCAGAGCTATGCACCATTGCTAAAGCTGCTTGGTCACGTTTTAAACCAAGATCAACATGAATAAATCTTGTGTTACCATCAGCCCCGTTAAACCATGCTTTATATGTACCATTTTCCTCTAACGGATTTTCTCCATATACAAAAGCTTTTCGCACAAGATCTGGTTCTCTAAAATATGCATCTTCCATTTCAGGAGGTTCACAAGCAAATCTAGAATTGGCTTGCACAGGGTTTCTTTGAAATTCCGGCTCTAAATCTTCCCTACTAATAGTTGGATTCATTTCCCAAGTAGATGCTTTGATTCCCCACGTTTTTGGTTCATTCCCTTTAAGGAAAGCTTTATATCTCTCTTCAATAAAGTCATCCTTAAATCTGGGGAATGACAACAAAACTACTTTACCTACCTCTGGGAATCTAGACATTACAGAAGCTTTGCTCATTTGATAAATTGCACTAGCCGAGCCTTTATTTCTGGCTTCACCATGTAGTTCTGAGTCCATTTTGAAGGCCGAAATTTCGTCCAGCACCACCATCAATAAATCGTACCCCTCCCAGCCCTCTGATTCAGAGTGTCCCGAGAAACACCTAATAGGACGGCTAAAGAATAGAACCTGACCAACTCTAGGCTCAAACCCCACTTCATTAAAATAGGGCGAACCTAACAATAAGTTTTTAAACGGATCAAAAAAAACATTCTGTGCCTGCTGTGCGTTAACGGCTAAATTCAAAATATCAATATAAGTTCCATAAGCTTTATTGTAATAATCTAGAGGATCACGAAGGCAATGAAGTAAATATACAATATAGCAAAAAGATATACGAGTTACAAAATCCTTACCTGATCCCTTGCCAGCTTCAGCTATTACTTCAGATACTGTATATTTATTATACCACTCTGTAGCTTTTTCTTCTCCATACAATTGAATTAAAGTAGGGAGCTTATATACCTGAGTAATATGTCTAGCAATTTCTAATTGTATATCAGACAAATCTCGTTTTAGACCCAAAAATTGCTGATCCCTTACAAAGACTTCCAAAGAAACAGGTTCTTCCTCTAGATCATCATTGTTCAAGAGTTTATCAAAATCTTCAAATCCTAAATTAACCCCAAAAAAATCGTCAGCCATTTTACTTACCCGATAAGTCCCTTACGACTTTAGCAATTTTTTCTTCTATGTCATAACATTCTTCTTCTGCCCAATAAATTATATCATCTATAGACATACCAACTTCTCTGGTCTTATCCTTGGCCAAATCTAACGCTGGCCCCATCAAACTATCAGTTAACGTTATAAAATCATTTCTGACTCTCCCTACACATGCTATAATGCTCGCCAATCTTGTAAAAATCTCTTCTTTTGTTAAAGAAGTTATGCTAACTGTACCATGTCTATGGCTGTATGTCGTTTCTTCACTAACACCTTGCTCAATCATGATTCTCCACTTCTGTTGCTTCTGCGTCTACAGTATCCATAAGAGAAAATGCTTCGGCTAATTTGATTCTTGCCAATTCTCTACAACGATCACAACCTGAAACAACTTCTTTCAAAATTTGCGAAAGAAGCTGATTTACCACTTCTGCTTTTTGCGTTCTAACGATATAATCAGAATCTGCTTTTTGTGTACCTAAAAGCTGATGTAATTGAGCTTTTTTTGTAGCTACCTCTAGTGCCAATTTCAAAGCATGAACTCTGGCAGTTACCATAGCATTATCTGTTGCTATTGTTACCGTCTCCCAAGCTTCTTTACTAATCTGATCAAGCTCTGTTAGGGCTTTAACTGTATTATATTGAATTTTCTCTAGAAAATAAGGATCGACCTCAGCTTGTTGCTGAATAATTTTATAATATTCAACAATATATTCTTTTGCTTTTCTGGGAGTTATATCAAGAAGCTCTGCAATTTCACTATTCTTATATCCCTTAATAGAAAGAATACCGGCCTCTTCTGCCAGTTCCAATTGCTTAATAAGCTCAGATTGTTTATCTACTGGAACAATACTGCTCATATTATATTATATCACCTCAATAAACATCAATTTGCCATTCTCCCCAAAACATAGCTTCATCTTCTGCTATTATCTTGGCGAATTCCTCTGGATTATTAAATCCAGCCTCTTTCATTTCATCATCGGTGAAATCAAAATCACAAACCAGCACCGCTGATACCTTATATGTCTTCTGATTCTGATTCAATTTTCCAACCGTCCAATTCTAAAGCCTGTCCATCTTTTCTTGATCTGGGGGGCTTTACTTCAATATCATTGATAAAATCAATATTGTCTGCATATTTATCAAACACTCTACATATAGCTATTCTTGCTTCTGCTGAAATAATAGCAAGAGCTTTTCTAAAAGTATTATCATCAGTGGGGATTATATACATTCCTCTTAGTTTTTTAAAATATTTATCTGAATTAAGATTCAAAAAAATGTTCTCTATATCATATTGTAATCTTCTCACATGATGTTCTTCTAAATTCATTCCACCACCTAATTCACAGAGATATATCTATCAATCATAAATAAAGCTATATCCATTTCTGATGATGATAAATCTAAAGAATCTTTATACACACCCTCAGCATATGACCAAATTTTAAAACTTAAATCTATAGAGTCATCATCTCTTTTTATTTCTGGATACATAAGTCCGGAATCAATAATACCTTGCATGTTATTCACAAAGGCCCCGGCATTATCCTGAGAAACCAATGATCCTATATGTTCCATAATTTGCATAACTACTTCCCAGGCTTCCCTATCATCTGTTTTTAATTTATCTAAAGAGAAGCTGCCTTTTTCTGGCAATTGGAATGGAATAACCCTATTCATATTATACAGAACCACCACAAGATACGCACCGAGTAGACTTAGTTAGCATACAATTTCCAGCAATAGAAAATAGATGCTCTCGTTGCTCAGGCGTTATCATAGTATCATGTGTTCCCACATAGGTAAAAAGATTGATCACATCATACATTGTAGCAATCTTTTTATTCGTAACCGTAGCCTTGAACTGTGGCTTATCTGCATAAATAATAAGCTTTTCACAAAGTTTATGTGGCAATTGATTTTCTACACAAATCCTTCTAACTAAAGAAGTCCAATTATCAACTTTTTGGTTATTCAGATCCTCAAAGCCTTTTAGCATTATAGGAATTTGCTTGACAGATTGCTCTACAAACATTTTAGTCTGTTCGAGAATTTCATTTTCTGACTTATTGGCCATTCGAAATTTTCTATTCATGATGGGAGCAATAGCCGAATTAAAACATTCTATCCTACAAAGATAGGAATCGAACTTAGGGGCAATTGACCATGAATCTGAATAGAGCATCCTAATGCCAGCCTTAACGGGAGAATCCACAATTGATTGATCAAATCGTGGAGCAAAAGTTATAAGCTCTACAATGTCTGTGTCTATGGATGAATTATGAATTTGGACTTCACCTAAAGTTTTAGACATTATATCATAGATTTTTTTGGTCGGAACATATGGATATTGTGGGCTCATGAATGAGCGTACAATTTCTTCTTCAGTATCTATTAACAATGAAGTCTGTGTGTCCTTTCGTTCCTGTAGAAAATAATTAATTGTGTAATTACTTACATCTGAGGGACATCGCCTAAGATAAGGATTTGGAATATTTAAATCCTCAGCTAGAATTTTCAAGGCAGCGTCAGACAAAACCCACGCATCATCACCAATCGACAATGAATTTACATCATCTTTTGCTTCAAAACGAAGGTCTTTATAGTTAGCCAACTTTCGTACTACATTTTTCTCTCGATCCTCTAGATCTTTTACCACTTGCATATGACTCATATTGTTAAACTCCTTGTGTATTTGTTTTCTAGCATAGTATCACCTCTGGCGATGATTTTCAACTCTCCACCGAAATTTTTTTAGAAAATCTAATAACGATTGCCATTATTTATATCTTTGATTTCTAATATTTTTTGTTATTTGTTGTTTTCTTATTTTATTCAAACTTTGTTGAGCCTTTAGTTGTGGATTACTCACTTGTGGTTTAAGATTTCTACCTTTCCCACGATATTTAAGCAAATCAAATTTCTTAGCCCAGTTATATATAGTTTGAGATGATACTTTGACTCCATATTGATTATGAAGTATCTTGGCGATGTCTGTTAAATTACGTCTCTTCTGTACATATTGATAATGCATCCATTCTCTTTGCTTATACAGCTCATTTGCCACTTTTAACCCCCCAATAAGCTATTCCAATTGAATCAAGTATATCATAATCAGAACAACCATGATTGGGAATTACTTCATCAATAATTCGCTTAGTTCTTTCTTTGCGTTCAAAAGATGCCTTTTTTTTGGCTTCCTTTATGCCCATTTCTGCTATCCATACTTCTTTTTCTTTTTTAGAAACAGCCTTATAACCAATACCATATTTCCACGTCATTGGCCCTACATCTTCAGTAGGAATACCACATTTTAATGACGTTGACCATAATGCTCCAACAACATATGCCAATAATCTAGAAGTTTTAGGATTACTGATATATATTGTCTCTTCTATTAAAACAAGAGAAGGTTTATGTTTGGTTAATATAGCTGGAAAAGAAAGGTTAATGACTTTAAATTTATCAGACATGCTTTTTTCTTTTGAAAGATCTACTTTCCCATAAGCTATCAATTTAGCATTAATCCCATCGGAAGAAACAACACTAAAAGCAAAAGAATGTGTAGCCGGATCTATTGCCAATATAGTTCTTTTCGACAATAATTTAGAAATACTCATAATACTTTTTTCTTTAGCCAAATATTAAATATCATGATATTGATTAAGAGTCTCCTGAGAATATCCCCAACGCAACATTCGTTTATCCAGCCTCTTGTCTTTGCATTGTTCGCATATTAACTCCCGATTATACATTGATAAAATAGTATCACAATTACTATTTCCGCAAAGACGCTTTAGTCCTTTTTGCTTTCTGGCTTTATTTTCATAGTATTTGGCAAGAACTTTTTTATTAGTAGCACTTTTCCTACATACAGGCCCGCAGTAGCAAGAGTTATGAACTTTAGGTATATACTTTTGACCACAATTAACACAGCTTATCTCCTTATAGTCCATCATATATGATACCACATCTATAAGACTTTATATCTTATCTCCAATTTCTGGATCTGCCCAACAAAAATCTTTTATATCACACCACGAACATTGCTTGGACGTTATGGCTTTATATGGACGAACAGGTAACTTCCCCTCCAGGAAAGCTCCATAACTTTTTCTATATTTCTTAAAAAGCTTCTCTATATATACAAGATTTCTCTCCACATAGAGAGGCAAAATTTGTTGATCATTCTTGTTTTCATATATAACAAAACCACTATCTAAATTTAGACAATGCATATACAATTGAATTTGTTTATAATGATCATCCTTAGGCTTATGATAAAGTCTACGATAAATAAATCCAGCTTCATTTATAGATTTATATTCAACAACCTGAGGACCATTCCACTCAATCAAACCATCAGCTATGCCAGTGATAGGTGGATCATCATGCGAAACCTTAAACTCTTCATCAAGCAAAATACCCATTTTTTTGAAATATCCGCTTAGCCTTTCATGAGTGGCATTGCCATTATCAAAAATACGTTGCACTCTAGCATCATGATCTGGAGTAACTTCCATCCCTCGAAATAAATAGACAGCATACCTTGCACAATCGTTTGTACTGCTTGGACTAAAACCTTTCTTTTGTCGAAACCTTGGCTTA